GAGACTCGCAAGGACGACTAACCCCCATGCCCCTACCCAGGCCTTGCCTGGACTGCGGAAAGTTGAGCAGCAACACACGCTGCGAATCTTGCAATCGAGAACTAGAGCGCCGTAGGTCGGCGGTCCGTGCGCCTCGCAAGCATTACGCCGGGGACTACCGCAAGCGAGCGAAGGCGGTTCGCGAATCAGCGGGGGAGTGCTGGCTGTGCGGGGAGGGAGCCCGGCCAGGCGATCCCTGGCAGGCAGACCACCTGGTACCCGGTGACCCTGCATCACCACTCGCTGCTGCTCATCGAAGTTGCAACATCGCACGCGCAAATCGTGAGCGAGCGGCGAAGGGGCGGGGGTGAGCACCCCCAGAGTGGGGTCAAAGTGCTCAGGGCAGCGTGCGCGCCACCCTGGCCCAACGCTAATTTTTGCGCGCGAAAATCACACAATCACATTTTTGGAGCAGTCATGCCTGGACGTGGGAGGCCACCTAGTGCCCAACCCATGGGCCGCGAGCGTGACGAGCGACGCAAGCGTCAGCAGTTCACCAAGGTCGCCGACGACGGCCAGGTGCGTGGCCCTGACCTGCCGGACTTCGCTTGGCATGATCGCACGGTCGCCTGGTACGAGACTTGGCGGCGCTCGCCAATGGCGGCCACATTCATTGACGCCGACTGGGACTTTCTAATTGACACCGCGATGCTGCACACCGAGATGTGGAACGGCAGCCCTGGTCTTGCCGCAGAGATCAGGTTGCGCGTGGGCAAGTTGGCGGGCACGCCCGAGGATCGTATGCGTCTGCGGCTGGAGGTGGAGAAGGAAGCCACCGAGGCCAAGAAGCCTCGGGCGATGAACACCGACCGCAAGGCACGCTTGGTGGCCATCGTCAATGAATAGCCTCGGCTACGCGCTGGTGGACTGGATCGAAACACACCTGTGCCACGGCCCCGGCGACATTGAGGGCGACCCAGTGGTGCTCGACGATGAGTTCGCGGCGTTCATCATCAAGTCCTACGCGCTGGCCGATGACGGCAAGCGGCGCGTGCGGCGCGCTGTTTTGTCCCGTCCCAAGGGTCGAGCAAAGTCTGAGCTGGCTGCGTTCTTGGCCATCGCCGAGGGGGTCGGCCCCGTGCGGTTCTCGCACTACGCCGCTGCCGGCGAGGTGAGCGCCTGGGGCTATCAGTACGAGGAAGGTGAGCCTGTCGGCCAGCCAGTGAAGCGTCCCGAAATCTTGTGCTTTGCCACCGAGTACGGCCAGGCCGGCAACACCTACGACGCGGTGCGATATGTCTGCTCAACCTCGGAGCCGTTGCGCGAGGCGCACCCTGGCATTGACGTTGGCTTAACGCGCATCATTTTGCCGAACGGCGGCCAGATCACACCGGAGTCGGCAGCCGACAGCAGCAAGGATGGCGGCAAGTCCACGTTCGTGGTCTTTGACGAGACTCACTTGTGGGTGCTGCCGAGGTTGAAGCGTCTGCACCAGGTGGTGCTGCGCAACCTGCTCAAGCGCAAGATCGCTAGTGGCTGGTGCATTGAGACAACCACGATGTTCGCCCCCGGTGAGGAAAGCGTGGCTGAGGGCACTGCGGCTTACGCGCAGATGGTGTCCGAGGGTCGCACCAAGGATTCGGCGCTGCTGTTCGATCACAAGCAGGCTGCCGCCAAATGGAGCGTCAAGAACAAGCGCGACCGCTTGAGCGGCTTGCGCGAGGTGTACGGGCCAGCTGCTGAGTGGATGGACCTGGACGCCATCGCGGAGTCTTACGACGACCCGCAAACCTCCGAGGCCGAGTGGCTGCGCTACTGGTTCAACCAGCCGGTCAGCCTGCAGGGCCAATGGCTGCCGCAGGTGGCCTGGGATGAGTGCCATGACGGGCGACCGATACCTGACGGCGCCGACGTGGTGCTTGGCCTGGATGGCTCTTATTCCCGTGACGCCACCGCTTTGGTCGCTGTGCAGATGGGCGAGTTCCCGCACCTGTCGGTCGTCGGCATGTGGGAGCGGCCACCAGGGCAACCTGAGTGGACGGTGCCGATCCTCGATGTGGAAGAGGCCATCAGAACGGCGTGCCTGCGCTATCAGGTGCGCGAGATCACTGCCGACCCTCACCTGTGGTCAAGGTCGCTGGAGTTACTTGCCAGCGAGTCGTTACCTGTAACGGAGTTCCCGCAGTCGGCCTCGCGCATGACGCCGGCCACCCAGCGCTTCACCACGATGGTGCTGGAACGCCAGATGACGCATGACGGCAACCCAGCGCTGACGCGCCACGTGTCCAACGCTGTGCTGAAGTCTGACGCTCGCGGCGTGCGCATCTACAAGGAACACAAGAACAGCGACCGCAAGATTGACGCCGCCGTCGCTTCCATCATGGCGCTGGAGCGCGCCATGCAACACGTCGAGGCTCCTGCCGAGCCTGAACCATTCTTTATCAACTAGGAGACCGCATGGGCACCGTGCTGCAAATTGCCGGCATCGCCGCTGTGGTCGCTGGTGCCGCGCTTATCGCCCCCGCTGCCGGCTTCATTGTCGGCGGCATCGCCTGCGTCCTGCTGGGTGTCGCGGTTGAGACCGCGAACAGGAAGGATCGCTAATGCTGGGACGGTTGCTGGGCTTGGGCGAGCAGCGCGCCATTTCGTACCAATCGCTGTTTGCCGCTGGCGCGGATATTGCACCGCGCACGCCGGCGGGCACCGTCATCAACCAGGACACTGCGCTCAAGGTTGGCGCTGTCTACTCAGCGGTGCGGTTATTGACTGACACAATTAGCACGCTGCCTGCCGATAGTTACATTCGACAGGACGGCCAGCGTCGCCCGTTTCGGCCTAAGCCGATGTGGCTGGACAACCCTGACAGCGGCACGACCCGCGAGGATCACGTCGCCCAGGTGATGATGTCGCTTCTGCTGGACGGCAACGCCTTTGTGCGCGTGTACCGCTCACAGTCGGGCCGCAACGCCGGTCTGCCGACCGCGCTGGTGGTGCTTGACCCCACCAAGGTTGAGGTGCGTCGCCGCGCTGACGGCGAGGTCGAGTTCTTGTTTGACGACCGCGTGACGATCAGCCGCGACGACATGCTTCACATCACCGAGATCAAGCGCCCCGGTTCGCTGCGCGGCATCTCGCGCATTGAGCAGGTCAAGGACACCCTTGGCATCGCGGCGGCCATGGACGAGTTCGCGGGCCGTTTCTTTGGCCAGGGAAGCGTGACCAGCGGCATCTTGGAAACGCCATCCATGCTCACCAAAGAGCAAGCCATGCAGCTCAAGGACACCTTTGAGGCAACCCACCGCGGCGTTTCCAAGTCGCACCGCATCGGCATCCTGGGCGGCGGCGCCAAGTTCGTCAAGACTGGCGTGGACCCCGAGCAAGCACAGATGCTGGAGTCTCGGCGGTTCGCCGTCGAGGAAGTGGCGCGGGTGTTCCGCATCCCGCAACACATGCTGCAGGTCGCTGCCCCTGGCGTTCAGTCTTACGCCAGCAACGAGGAAAACGCCATACAGTTCAGCGTCTACACGCTGCGGCCCTACGTAGCCAAGCTGGAGGCGGCCTATTCGCGGTTGCTGCCGGGCGAGGCGTTCATCAAGTGGAACATGGACGGGCTGCTGCGCGGTGACCTCCAGAGCCGCTACAGCGCCTACAGCACGGCCTTGCAGTCGGGCTTCATGTCCATCAACGACGTGCGCCGCCTTGAGGACTTTCAGAGCGTGGATGGCGGCGAGGCCTACCGCGTACCGCTGGCTAACGTAAACGTTGAGGCCGCCAACATCACCGAGCAGGAAAAGCGCGTGATGATGCTGACTCGTCTGGTGCAACTCGGCTTTGATCCTGACAGCGCATTGCAGGCAGTTGGATTGCCAAGCATTGAGCACACCGGCGTGCCGTCTGTTCAGTTGCAGAACCCTGCCGACGTGCAGGATTCCGAGGACGGCACCTACAGCCCTGAAGGCAACGGCGGCAATGGTGGCCAATCGTCGTCGGGTGGAAGCGGTGGCAGCGGCCAGGGTTCTGGCAGTCGGCGCGAGTTGAGCATTGCTGAGATTGTGCAAAAGGTCTATCTAGGCGTGGGCAAAGTAATCACGTCCGATGAAGCGCGAGAGATCGTCAATGCTGCAGGCGCAAATCTGTCAGTGCCTGGTCCTGCCTTTACTGCGGCTGGCGAGTCATCAAATCAGCGCGATCTTCCTGTCATCAACGTGCAAGTGCCTGAGCAGCCAGCGCGCAGCCGCAAGATTCGGCGCGACGCAGCGGGCAACATCAGCGAGATCGTGGAGGAATAGATGGCGCTCAACGACAATGGCCTCAACGCCCAGGTGGGCGGCCTGACTGCCGTGGCTGGTTACGCCTCGCTGCACACCGCTGAGCCAAACGCATCAGGCAGCAACGAGGTCACGGGCGGCACCTACACCCGCGAGGCGATCACGTGGGCCACCGCAAGTGGTGGCACGGCGCTATCAGATGCCGAGATTGTCTTTGACGTTCCGGCCAGCACAACGATCACGCACTTGGGCTACTGGTCGGCGACGACTGCTGGCACGTTCTACGGCTACCGCGCCTTGGACACGTCGCAGACTTTTGCCAACGCAGGCACCTACACCATCGCAGCTGGGAACCTGTCCGAGTCTGTGTCTTAACCGATGGCTGGGCTGTTCACCCTTGACAGCGAAACGCTGGGTGTCCTTGACACCGACGTGCTCGGCGGCCAGGGCACAGGATTCGCTACTGGCGCAAATAGCAGCCAAGGCACCGCAGCAGGAGTCCAGGGCTTCCCTGGTGCCGTCACAGGTTCGTCATCGAGCACGGGCAGTGCATCAGGTGGCGCAGGCCTTGTTGGTTCTGTGGCTGGCTCACAGTCCAGCGCCGGCACCGTGGTGGGTGTGGAGAACGCCAACGGCTCGGTTGCGGGATCGCAGGCGAGCGCGGGTGCTGCGGATGGTGCCCCTGGCCTAACGGGCGACGTTATTGGCTTCAGTGCCAACGGTGGCGCTGCTGGTGGTACACCCGCCATCGCGGGCACCTGTACGGGTTTCAGTACATCTAGCGGTTCGGTTACGGGCACGGCACCAACACCACCGACGCCGACACCTACGCCCAAGAAGGGCGGCGGTCGTCGCGTCTATGTTCAGCCACCTCAACGTGAGCCGACTGTCGCAAGCGGCAGCACATCAGGCGCTAGTGCATCGCAGGGACGCGCACGTGGCCACAGCGGCCTTGTTGGTGGCTCGGTTGGTAGATCAACCGCACGCGGAAGTTGTCGCGGCACAAGCCGCCTGAGCGTGTCACCGATTCGTTTGCACATTGACCATGACGGCCTGCGACGTAAAGCCGAGGACGAGTTACTGCTGTTGGAGTTCACATGACGATAAGCACCAGCCTGGTCACACTAGGCACGGCTGCGCAGCTGGTCGTGGATAACGCAGCTGAACCGCAGTTTGTGACGTTGCACAACATGACCAAAAGCAGCAACGAATACATCTACTACGGCAACGAAACAGTCGGCACAGGAAATGCGCCACACATTGACCCTGGCGAAACCATCCAGCTGCGACTATTAGCCACTGAACGGCTTTACGCTCTCAGCGATCCAGCAGGCCTAGAGTTGGGCATCTTTATCCAAAGGCAGCGCTAGTGCCGTACTACATCAGCAACAGCAACCCTGATTGCTCAGGCTGGGCCACCGAAAAGGACGACGGCGAAGTGATGGGCTGCCACAGCACCAAGCAGGCAGCCATCGACCAAATGGTTGCGTTGTCACTTGCCGAGGACATGGAGCCCGGCGGCGAGCGCGTGGACTCAGTGCCGGAATACATCCAGGCAGCGGCAGCTCGTGGCCTAGAACTTAACCGTGAGGGTTTCGGCGGCGATGGCTTGACCGAGGGAACTTTGCGCGAGGCACGCGCTATGGCTCGCGGTCAAATGTCAGACGACAAGGCTGTGCGCGCTAACGCTTGGGCTGCTCGCCACGCAGTCGATCTCGATGCGCCCAAGAACAGCGACCCTGACAGCGACGAGTGGCCAGGCGCTGGCGCGGTGGCGCACTACTTGTGGGGCATCAACCCCCTTAACCCCGAACCTGCAAGGCGCTGGCTGGAACGCCAGGCGGCGCGCATCAAGGATGAAAGGCACACCATGACCAAGGTTGAGATGCGCCAAAACCAGGTGCAAGACTTGGAATTGCGCCAGGAGGCCGACAAGGCCACGTTTGTTGGCTACGCCGCAGTGTTTAACAGCGACAGCGAGCCGCTGCCGTTCGTTGAGCAGATTCGGCCTGGTGCGTTCCAGCGCACACTGTCGGCGCGTAACAACGTCAAGATGTTCGTAAACCACGACGACACCATGCCGCTGGCCTCGACTCGCTCGGGCACGTTGCGTCTGATGGAAGATGACCGAGGCCTCAAGGTTGAGGCGGACATGCCCAACACCACCTTTGCGCGTGACCTCGTTGAGTTAATGCGCTCACGGATTGTGGACTCCATGAGTTTTGGTTT